GCAACCGGCACCTGTGGAGCATCCTCGGCAACCGGAGACTATGGAGCATCCTCGGCAACCGGATACAAGGGAGCATCTTCGGCAACCGGATACAAGGGAGCATCCTCGGCAACCGGCACCTGTGGAGCATCCTCGGCAACCGGATACTGTGGAGCATCCTCGGCAGAAGACAAGGATGCAGTAGCTGTTGCTTGGGGTTACAAATCAAAAGCCAAGGGCGTTCTTGGGGCATTTCTTGTTTTTGCAGACTGGGAATACACTGGTTCAGAAGATGATACAGAATATGACAGAAATAACCAGAGTGCATGGGTTCTTAACGGTGCAAAAATGGTGCAGGTTGATGGGGAAAATATCAAGCCGAATACTTGGTATACGATTGAAAATGGAGAGATTGCGGAGGTATCAGAATGAATTACATAAAAGCAAAATATCCAAACCAGAGCCGGTCATATATATTTGCTACATCAGACGATGTAAAAGCCGGAGACATGGTTTTAAATGCCAAAGGCGCAAAGCTGAAAGTTACGGATGAATCGGTAGATATGAAGTGGGTAGAAACCTACGGCGCTGACAAGGTGGCAGTTGTGAAGAAGTGTGATGAACCGGAAAGCGGTGGTGACGATGAGAGTTAATCCATGTAGATATTGTGCATTGTCTTTAAACCTTAATGGAAAGCATTGTTCAAGGTATTCTTCCGAAGAGTGTACAAAATGCGAGAAAATTCAAAAACACAGGGAATACCTTTTGAGTCAGCGAAAATTCGCAGAGGGTGATCAGATTACAAGCATTGAGGAACTTTTGAAACAGGAATGGGTAATGTGGTATCACAGTACAAAGCACATAGAGGTTATCAAGAATATGCAACTCAATCTTGTTTTGAAATTTCTTAAAAATGGAGCATTTAAAAAAGCAATAAGGAAAGAAAGTGAGGAAAAATAATTATGGCAGAAACAAAGAAACAGGAAGTGGCGGCACAGGGAAAACAGGAAATGAATACACAGCTTTCTTATTATGCGAACCAGTACACAGGGCTTATGGAGCGTGACTTCGCAGAGCATGGACTTGTGTTTGATGATTATTCCAAGCAGTGCGCTATGGCAGCTATGAGTGCAATTTACAACCTTGTTACATCCAACAAAGCCGCTATGAGCAACTTGAATGGTTCTAATTTGAGACAGGTTATCGGGCAGGTATCAAGCCTTCAACTTAATGCCAATGCTGTACCAAGAGAGTGCTATTTCCAATTGAGAAGCAAGCAGGACGCAAACGGAAACTGGTACAAGGAAGTAGAAATGGGAATCGAAGGAGACGGAAACGATGCGCTTCTTCGCAACTTTGGTGTTGATGTTAAAAAAGTATATCCGGTATGGCTTGTGAAAGAAGGGGATGAGTTTACATATCCGAAGCACAGAGGCGTTGAAGTTACGCCGCCGGAGTGGGAAGAAAAAGGATTTTCACAGAAAGTAATCCGTGTTGTTTATCCTGTTGAAATGAATGATGGAAAAATCGAGTACATGATTGCAGAGCGTGAAAGCGTAAAAGGGAATCTTTTCGCTCATGTCCGTAATAATCTGTTGAATGAAACTTTCGGACTTGTAAAAGGTGGCAAAAAGACACGTTATGATGCAACAGAAGCAGAAAAGAAAGCTATCGCAGAAAAGAAAAAAGAAATTCTGAAAGCACTTTTAGACTGTAAGACTATTGAAGATATGCTCGCCTGTGAAGTTGCGAAACCATATATGAGTGCTGCATGGCTTGATACATCGGAATCCATGATTGTTCGTAAGATGCGTAATAATGCAATCAAAAAGCATCCAAAAGACCTTAATGCTATTGCGAAACAGTCTCTTATGCAGATGGATGAAACTTATCAGCAGACGCAGGAGGAAATTGCGGAAAATGCCAATTCAGAGCCATTTATCGTAGCTGAATCCGAAGCTATTGAGACCGGGAGCGAAGTAGTTGAATCACAGCCAGAAAAAGTAGCCGGAGAAGTCGTTGAGAATGACGAGAACGTACCGGACTTTATGAAAGATTAGAGGTGGATGCATGAGAGTTATATCACAGGACGGCACAATTGATGTACCGTATGAACAGGTAATAATTACAAGACATGATAAAAGCATTTACTTAATGGAACATCTTACTGAGGACGTTGAAATTGCTAAATATTCCACGGAAGAAAAAGCAAAAGAAGCCATGGAAGAATTAAGAATGGCTTATATGTGCCATAATCTTGTAAAGATGGGGCAGACACCGCCAGATGGAATTGACGAAAAACTTACTATGGGTTTGAGTGGAGTATTTGAGTTTCCGGCGGATGAAGGATTGGAGTAGCATATGGAAGTTATATCATTTTTAGAATCCGTACAGAAAGGAATGGAAGATAACATTTACAACTTTTGCAGAGATGGGAAATGTAGCCAATGCGGTAACTGCTGTTCCAATCTTTTACCAATGAGCAGAAAGGAAGTAGATGCAATTCACAGATATATCCGTAAGAACCATATCAAAGAGTGTAGGCACCTGCTTCCTACTGTGAATCGACCATATGATATGACATGCCCTTTTCTTGATACGGACAAGAGTTGTGAGAAATGCAGAATCTATCCGGTACGACCGGAAATCTGCAAACAGTTCATTTGCGACAATGAGCAGAGAGCAAAGCACAATAGGACATTGTTGGGACAGACGAGACAGATTATTGATGTGAGGAGTGAGTTCTTTAATGAGACTTAAAGTTTTAGGTTCTGGTTCATCCGGTAATTGCTACATGCTGGAGAATGACAAGGAAGCTTTGATAATCGAAGCCGGGTTGCCTTTTATGGAAGTCAAGAAAGCACTGGATTTCAATGTGATGAAAATTAAGGCTGTGATTACTACCCATTTCCATACTGACCATAGTCTTTATAGCTTACAATATGTGCAAGCTGGCATTCCTGTTTTTGAACCATGCAGACCGCCGATAAAAGATTCTGAAATGCGTTTTAGAAAAGGAAATTTTGACATAAGAGCATTTGAAAACCGTGACAAGTCTGGAAGATGGCTACATAACAACGGAGACGGTTCAGAGTGCCCGTGCGTTGGGTTTTACATTACGCATCCAGAGATGGGAAGCCTTGTGTATGCAACAGACACGGAATACGTCAGATGGAGATTTAATGGTGTTAATCACATCATGGTGGAAGCCAACTATGATATGCAGTTCGTTGACAGGGACGAGCCAAACTACGAACACCGCCTACGAGGTCACATGAGCCTTGATACGGCACTTAAATTTATTTCTACTAACGATAACCCGGCATTAAGAAATGTCGTTCTAATTCACTTATCAGATAAAAGCGGAGATCCCGCACTATTCAAACAAAAGACAGAAGAAACAGTTAAATATGGATCAGATGTTTACGTGGCGGAACGTGGATTAGAGGTCGATATGAACCTTTACCCGTTTTAAGGAAGCGAGGAATAAGTGAATGAATAAAGTGATTTTAATGGGAAGATGCACCAAAGACCCGGAAGTAAGATGGTCGCAGGGCGAGAAGTCAACAGCTATCGGTAGAATTACTCTGGCGGTTGACCGGAAATTTAAGCAGGATGGACAGCCAACGGCAGATTTTATCAATTGTCTTGCGTTTGGTAAAAGAGCAGAGTTTCTTGAAAAATATTGCAAAAAGGGAACAAAGCTTGTAATTGAAGGAAGCTGGCAGACCGGAAGTTACACCAACAAAGACGGTAATAAGGTGTACACCAATGAGTGTTTGATCGAAAGCTGTGAATTTGCAGAGAGCAAACAGGCTTCGCAGGACAACGGAAGTTACAAACCGCAGCCTATGACAGATTCGGATGGTTTTATGACTATTCCAGATGGAATTGAGGAAGAGTTGCCTTTTACATAAAAACTGATCTGGATAAGCTAATACAGTAAGAAGGGAGATATGTATGTTATTGATCGAGGACAAAGGTCAGAAAGAGGGTCAGCACATACTTAAGAATCGCTATTTTGATCGTAATGACATAGAGGTGCTACGAGCACCTCTTCCAGTTGGAGATTATGTTATCGCGGAAGGAACCGTTCTTGACGTTATAAGACGAAAGTCAGCAAGAAAGATGGAAGTTAAGAAGATGGATTTTATTGGAAGCTACAAGGTTGCTGTAGATACTAAGAAGGACATGCAGGAGATTACGGGAAACGTCTGCGGAAAACAGCATCCAAGGTTCCGGGACGAGTGTATTTTGGCGCAGAACAACAATATAGCACTGTATGTTTTGGTTGAGAACATGGATGGAATAAAAACTATTGAAGACGTTTTTCATTGGCACAATCCAAGGCTTGAGAGATACAACAAGATAAAGTACATGCATGGTATTGGAAAGTGGTTGAATGTACCTCTTCCAAAGGCACCGCCAACAAGCGGGGAAGTCCTTGGAAAAGCAATGCTGACAATGCAGCTTAAGTACGGCGTGGAATTTGTTTTTTGCAGACCGGAAGATGCAGGATCGCGTGTCATTGAGCTTTTGAAAACAGAAAAGTGATAATTTTTTGGAACTTGAAGGAGATATTATGGCAAGTAAGCGGATGTTTCGCATAGATTTAGTGACGTCAGATGCTTTTCTTGACATGCCGCTCACAGCGCAGGGGTTGTTTTTTCATTTATGCATACGGGCAGATGACGACGGTTTTGTTGACTGCGCCAATAAAACAGTAAGAGAGTGCCAGGCTTCAAAGGAAGACTTGCAAATTCTCATTGACAAACATTATGTTCTTACTTTTCCAGGATCTAATGTTATTGTCATAAAACATTGGAAATTACATAACTGCATTCAAAAAGACCGTTATAAGCCAACCAATTATGCAGAAGAAAAATCAATGCTTTATACGAAAAGAAATGGCGCATACACATTTGATGCTTCAAAAAATTTTTCCGGAGTGAATGCAATAAGAAGCGCAGGAAGCTCGCCGGGGAAAGAAGTGGAAGCGTGCATACCGTCATTGGCGGAAGTGGCTGATTATTGCCGTAAGAGGAAGAATGGTGTTAGCGCAGAATCATTTATTGATTACTACAAATCAATAGGTTGGAAACGTAATGGAGAAATAATAACCGACTGGAAAGCCGCATTAAGGAGTTGGGAGAAGCAGGAGAAAGAGAGTAACCCAAGATCAAAAAACAAATTTAATAACTTTCATCAGAGATCTTATGACTATGATGAATTAGAAAAAACTTTGGCGGAAACAAATGTTATGGAAGGGCGTGATAAGAAATGATGGAGATGGGCGAATGCGAAATTTGCAACAGGTACCGACATGCAAAGCATAAAGGTGAACAGTTGGAGATTCTTGCGGAACTAAACGACGTCCCAAGGCACAAAATTATTGGGATTTTATTGGAAAACGGAGAAAATGTAAAACTTCCAATAAGAACAAGGGGAAGAAAACGCAATACGGATTTTACAGAAAAAGAATACCAGAAAGCATTACTTAATAGGCTCGATGAATTGGATGGTCAAATTTCTGATCGTGAAAATGAATTCAAAGATATATGCACAGTCCTTTTTGGAACTCGATTCGATTGAGATGAAAAGAAAGGAGAACTGATTCATGAGAAATAAAGATGAAGAACTTAGGCGAGAGGGAATGGCATATGCTCTGCGAATTGCAAAGGAGAAGGGAATTGACTCTCTGGAAGAAGAGTGCCGCTTTCGCAGCGCAACAAAATTACCACTTGCGCTACCAAAGAATGCAATAGATGAATGCGTCAGCAAGATTAAATTAAATACCATAGACACGGTAACGATTTTGTCTGCAATGGTTTTGCACGATGAGTTTGACTTTGGTAAAAGCCGCATACAGAGATTTGTTGATCGCTTCAATAAAAAGGCAGAATGCATCATGGATGATTATGCTACATGGGAAGATCAGATACAGATCTTGAAAGAAGAGTGTGGGTTGGATTTTAAAATTCGCAGAAATGACACTGATGTGAAAGTGAGATAAAGGTATGAAAGAAAAAACGCGCAACGATATAGGCGACGCGCTTAAGAGATTCAGAGAGGTGCCGTATCAGCTACGGTGCGGAAAGGAGCAGGGAAATGATTGAATGCATGAGAACAGTAGCGAGAAAGCCGTGGTTTGTGCAGTGGATTCCGGTAAGTGAGAGACTTCCGAAGAGCGGAGAATACATATTGCTGTCATTTGAAAACTTCTCTTTGCCTGTAGTTGGCAGATATGAGGGAAATAAAGATGAGGGTGGCAACTTCTATGTAGGGGATGACACGGAAACGTGCCTTGAGGAAGAGTTGATAGTGAATGCGTGGATGCCACTGCCAGAACCGTATAGAGAGTGAGGGAAAATAATGAGTTGCGAAAAAGAATGCAAACTTGGAAAAACATATTGCTGCATGGAGTGCCCGAGCTACGATATATGCCGGGAGAAGCGCAAGAACAGAAAATCGAGCTTTGAAAAGGCCGTGAAGTGGATTGCCGTTAGCATTGCGGTTATCGCCGGAATCAAGATGACGGGATCGGCGTGGTGCCTGTGGGCGTTTGCTTTGCCGATACTGTCAGATTAGGAGGGATAGCATGGAGAGTAGATATTTATATCGCGGAAAGCGGATTGATAACGGCAAGTGGGTGGAAGGTAGTCTTGTTACCGGAGTATTTTTTCGGTTAGGACAGGAAATCCCGTACATGTTTTGCCCTAATCTTGCCGATTATGATTGCTTTGAGGATTTTTCGGAAGAAAATGGGATATTTGAGGTAGACCCATCCACTATCTGCCAGTGCACCGGACTTAAGGACAAGCGCGGTAAGCTGATTTGGGAGAATGACATTATTAAAAATGATAAAGGCAATCTTTACAAAGCATTTTGGCAAGACGATCATTATCAATTTTCGTGGGTGTGCGTTAAATCGGAAAAATTGCCTATTGGTGCTAAATGGAATTTTGATTGTTTTAGAGGATATGAGATAGAGATCGCCGGAAATGCGTTTGACAACCCGGAACTGTTGGAGTGAATTGTTTCCAAAATGGAAATAGTTGAAAGG